TATTATTTCGTCATATTTCCAAGGTATTAGTATATATAATGGTGATTCTATTGTTTGTGGTACATTTGGCGATGCTCCATTTTCTAATAATAAGTGAAGTAAATGTATATGTTTTAATTTTGTTGCAATAACTACTGGATATTCATTTAATTTATTAGGTTTATTTAAATCTACACCACGTTTAATTAAGTTGCGTACAGCTTTAATATTATTTGATTTACATTCTAGCGTTAAAAATGTTTCATTTTCATAACCTTTAAGAAAATCTGTCATTTTACACGATACATCGTTACCCATTATTAATGTATTATAATAGTTATTTATACAATACAATATTTAAGTAGTCTTGTAATAGTATATAAAAAGAATTACATTCTAAAAACTACTTAAATCAGTAATACCCCTTCCAATAACAAGACCATGAATATCTTGCGTTCCTTCATATGTATTTACCGCTTCTAGATTCAACATGTGTCTTATAATATGGTATTCATCTGATATACCATTTCCACCTAATATATCTCTAGCATTTCTAGCTATTTGTAAAGATTTTAAACAATTATTACGCTTGACCAACGAAATATTTTCAGGTATTAAATTATTTTCATCCATCATTCTTCCTACTCTTAAAACAGATTGCAGTCCTAGTGTTATTTCCGTTAACATATCTGTTAATTTAATCTGAATTAATTGATTCGCAGCTAATTGCTTATTAAATTGCCTTCTCTCTAATGAATATTCTCTTGCTCTTAAATAACAATCTTCTGCTGCTCCAAGAACACCCCATGCTATACCATATCTAGCTTTATTTAAACATGAAAATGGTCCTTTCAAACCTTTAACATTTGGAATCATGTTTTCTTTTGGAACCATAACATTGTCCATAAAAATCATACCCGTATTAGATGCTCTTAATGAAAATTTGCCTTCAATTTTTGGTGCAGACAATCCAGTCATACCTTTTTCTAATATAAAACCTCTTATAATATTATTATCGTCCTTAGCCCACACGATAAATATGTCAGCTATTGGTGAATTTGTAATCCAATTTTTACTACCATTTAGAATATAATTATCGCCATCAAATCTTGCACGAGTTATCATTCCAGAAGGATCACTACCATGGTCTGGTTCAGTAAGACCAAAACAACCAATTAAATTTCCTTTTGCTAATTCTGGCAAATATTTATCTTTTTGTTCTTGAGAACCAAATTTATAAATTGGATACATTACAAGAGACGATTGAACACTAGCACAGCTTCTGTATCCACTATCTATTCTCTCGATTTCGCGCATAATTAAACCATATGATGTATAATTTACACCAGCACACCCATAACCATTGATTGTTGGTCCAAGCAATCCATAATTACCCATTTCTTTCATAATATTTTTATCGAATTTTTCATTTCTAAACGATGAAACAATGTTTGGCTGCAAAATATTTTTCGAAAAATTGTAAGCCAAATCTTTAATAAATTTTTCGTCCGGAGACAATTGGTTTTCTAGTAAAAAGGCATCTCTATAATTAAATAAATTCCGTTTAATTATTCGTCCAAAATTATTATATCTTAACATTTAATGATATTATTGTTATGTGTTTAAACTGATTTAATTTATTATTAAGTTGCATACAATAATGCAGCATTTCCGCCAACAAATATAACCATATTTACCCTCTCCTCGATTAAATACATATTGAAGTTGTAATCATAAATTCTCCACGTTGGTTTGTTAATACCTATTATATCTCCAGTTGCAGGATCACAAATTGTTAAAACCTGTGCATAAGGGTCTGCTGGTGGAGATATTGTCGTGAATTCTAACTGAATATTTGTAAAACGACTCATATTCATTGCACCCGATGGCTGTAGTGAAAAAGGGTCAGTATTTAAACAGAAATTATAACAATAAAGACCCGGAGGTGCAAACCCAGCTGTTCTTACATATTTCTCTACAAAGTTGTAGACACCTGCTGGCAAAATATTCTCTCTATATTGGCCATCAAGTAGTATTCCCATTGCTACCAAAATTGATTTAATGTTTTGTGGATTATAAACGCCAGTTGTATATAAGCCAGATAATGTACCATCTGGATTTAAACCTGGACCTAAAAATGGTGTGAAAGCTGTATTTGGATTCGGAACATCACCAGCCGTTGGTGCAGGCGTTATATCTTGTGGCATATATTCATAAGGCCAGTTCGTATAATTAGACCATTGATTTCTTAAATTAGCATCACTTCTTTGAAAATAAAACATCCAACTTATTACCATTCCCAATGAATCTAAATCAATTCTATTTTGACCTGTTATATTGTAGAAAGGTTTTTCATAAACTTGTTTTATCAAATATCTCTGTTCATTTTTAGCAAATATAGTCGATTCATCATCAGAGAGAAAACAATATGTGCAATTTAGATTAATATCTGCTGCCCAATTAGTTCTTGTATCTATATAAGATGTAGGACCCAATTCTTCATCTGGCGGAGTTTGCAAAAATCTATAGAATTGCATATAATATTGATTAAAATTTGGAGCTACAATAGGATAATTATTGGTATAATCCATTACATCACGAATAGTAAACCATTGATTTATAGGTCTAAACGTTACATTGATAGTTAATTCATTATATTGTAATGAAACTAAAGGAAAGGCTTGATAAGATGACAAGTTAAACCAAGCACCTAAAGGAATCCATAATGTTCTTCCCATTATAGAAGGTTGTGCACCAGCTGGACTTGTTGTGTAATAAGCATTTGGATATGCATTTACACGAGGCTCTACATTTGCCGGATCATTTAATTCAGGAACATTACCTGTCATCTCATCAAATAGTCTTAACTTTGAACCTGAGAAATCCCTCTGAGCTGAAGCCAAAATATATTGTCCGGAATATTGTTGCAATTGTTGATTACCACAATTGATAGAAACTTTACTGATAATTTGAGCTCCTAAATTTTTTATCCATTGGAATTCAAAAGGAGCCCAATCTGAATAAGCCGTTGTCCCATCATTTTGTTGGTATGCTTGTGGTGGCATTATAGGTGACCATATATTCGGTAATGTTATGCATATATAGCAGTCCATAAGAAGGTCTGCATAACGTTTAATTTTAAACGTAAAAGTTGATTCAGCTGTTAAATTTAATTGTGGTGTGCCCTCGTGGTCCAATCTAAAGCATTGCTTACCATAGTTGGTGTATTTTTTATATGTCGATTTCCAAAAAGTTTTTTGAGGGTTTGAAGTAAGCATTACATTTTGTTGTCCAGGACTAATTAGTTGCATTAAGCCTCCAGCCATATTTAGTATATAATAGTATTATTTTTTAATTCTTTATTTCATCATAATATAATTTAATTATTTCTAATAATTAAAAATAATATTATATATTAGTAATGTCAACAACAAATTCTAATGATTATTTAAGCGCTATTCACAATTTGGATGAAGATTTTCAACTTTATATGATAATGTCATTTATTTTTGTTATTTTAATCATTTTTATTGGTTATTTAATTTATCTCTCTAGACTAGAAAATGCTACATGCGATTATATGAATAATTTATATTCAAGTATTAACGGTAATTTAAGACCTATAACTAGTTCAGACCCAGATTGCAGTGGAAATTTATTTGATTATTATATAAAAACTGCTTATAATGCTTGTTCTGGAGGAGCTTATAAAAATGATTTTGTAGATGTATGTAACTTAAAGGCTATTATAAAACAAGGTGTTAGATGTCTTGATTTTGAAATATATTCTGTAAATGACCAACCAGTTGTAGCAACCAGCACAATTGATAATTATCATGTTAAAGAAACATTTAATTCTGTCAACTTTGGAACTGTTATGGATACTATTAGAAATTATGCGTTTTCTGGAGGAACATGTCCAAATCCATCTGACCCTATATTAATTCACTTAAGATTTAAGAGTAGTAATCAAAACATGTATTCTAAATTAACAGATATTTTTAAGTCCAATACTGATATTATGTTAGGACCTAGTTATAGTTATGAATCTGAAGGAAAAAATTTAGGAAATATTCCTCTTTTGTCTCTCCAAAATAAAGTTATACTGATTGTTGATAGAACAAATACTGCATTTCTTGAGAATCAAGATTTACTTGAGTTTATTAATTTAACTAGCAACTCAATATTTATGAGAGAATATGATTATTATAATGTTAAAAATAATCCCGACATCAATGAATTGACTGATTTTAATAGACGTGGTATAACTATCGTAACACCAGATAATGCCAGTAATCCGGCTAATCCTAGTGGCATGGTCTGTAGAGCAAGTGGATGTCAAATGGTTGCATTGAGATATCAGTTAGTTGATAATAATCTTATGGAGAATGCACTCTTTTTTGATAGAGTTGGATATGCATTTGCACTTAAACCAGCTGATTTGAGATATCAACCCGTGACAGTTCCTGCACCAACACCTCAATTACCAGAATACTCTTATGCTACAAGAAATGCATCAACTGACTTTTATAATTTTGACTTTTAGACATATTGAATTTATTGAATTTTACAGAATTTCTAGTAAATCACTTAATTCCAAATCATTTCTCTCACATATTCTGATTAATCTCTCTGGATGAAATACATGTTCAGTCAATTCTCTAGAAAATTCTTTTGTCTTAATTTTCATTTCTTGATAATCTAGTTTAGAGAGAAGCAAATGAGCATTTGGATTTAAAGATAATATAGTCCAATCAATTTTATCTAGATTTTTTTCTAACATAGGAATAGCATTTCGATTATAAGATAACCTATCCCAATGAACTTTACCTAGGTTTTTTTCTAAAATGTGAATAGCATTTGGATTATAAGATAACCAAGTCCAATTAACTTTATCTAGATTTTTTTCTAGAATAGGAATAGCATTTGGATTAGCTGATAATTCAAACCAATTAATTTTATCTAGATTTTTTTCTAAAATATGAATAGCATTTGGATTACTAGATAAAATATTCCAATCAACTTTGTCTAGATTTTTTTCTAAAATAGGAATAGCATTTGGATTGGAAGATAACCAATTCCAATAAACTTTATCTAGATTTTTTTCTAACATGTGAATAGCATTTGGATTTCCAGTTAACCAATTCCAATCAACTTTATCTAGATTTTTTTCTAACAGATGAATAGCATTTGGATTTCTAGATAACCAACCCCAATCAACTTTATCTAGATTTTTTTCTAATAGAGGAATAGCATTTGTATTGGAAGATAACCAAAACCAATTAATTTTATCTAGATTTTTTTCTAAAATAGGAATAGCATTTGGATTATAAGACAATCTAAGCCAATCAACTTTGTCTAGATTTTTTTCTAATATAGGAATAGCATTTGGATTTCTAGATAATTTATCCCAATCAACTTTATCTAAATGTTGAAACTTGTAGATAGGTTTAGACATATTTTGATACAATTTGATTAAATATGGATTAGAATTCCTAGTAAAAAAGAATTTCAATTTTATTTTTATGTTTTTGAAAAATAAATAGATTATATTAAAACAACTTAAAGAATTTCTAGCAAATCACATAATTCCAAATCATTTCTCTCACATATTCTGAATAATCTCTCTGGATGAAATACGCGTTCAGTCAATTCTCTAGAAAATTCTTTTGTCTTAATTTTCATTTCTTGATAATCTAGTTTAGATAGAAGCAAATTAACATTTGGATTAGCAGATAAAATATCCCAATCTACTATATCTAGATTTTTTTCTAAAATAGGAATAGCATTTGGATTTTCAGATAACACACTCCAATTAACTTTATCTAGATTTTTTTCTAAAATAGGAATAGCATTTGGATTAAAAGATAACATATACCAATTTACTTTATCTAGATTTTTTTCTAATAGAGAAATAGCATTTGGATTATAACATAACATATACCAATCAACTTTATCTAGATTTTTTTCTAAAATAGTAATAGCATTTGGATTCAAAGATAAATAACTCCAATGAACTTTGTCTAGATTTTTTTCTAATAGAGAAATAGCATTTGGATTTCTAGATAACCAAGACCAATCAACTTTATCTAGATTTTTTTCTAATAGAGAAATAGCATTTGAATTGGTAGACAAATGCCACCAATTAATTTTATCTAGATTTTTTTCTAAAATCGGAATAGAATTTGGATTTCTAGATAACCATTTCCAATCTACTTTATCTAGGTTTTTTTCTAAAATAGGAATAGCATTTGGATTATAAGACAATCTAAGCCAACTAACTTTATCTAGATTTTTTTCTAACATACGAATAGCATTTGGATTGTCAGATAACGCATTCCAAAACACTTTATCTAGATTTTTTTCTAACAGAGGAATAGCATTTGGATTTCTAGATAAATAAACCCAATTTACTTTATCTAGATTTTTTTCTAATAGAGGAATGGCATTTGGATTAGAAGATAAATGCGGCCAATCAACTTTGTCTAAATGTTGAAACTTGTAGAAAGGTTTGCACATATTTTGATACAATCTGATTAGAATTCCTAGTAAAAAAGAAATTCAATTTTATTTTTAATGTTGTTGAAAAATAAATAGATTATATCAAAACAACTTAAAGAATTTCAAGCAAATCACATAATTCCAAATCATTTCTCTCACATATTCTGAATAATCTCTCTGGATGAAATACACTTTCAACTAATTCTCTAGAAAATTCTTTTGTGTTTATTTTCATTTGTTCATAATCAAGTTTAGAGAGAAGCAAAAGAGCATTTGGATTTCTAGATAATTCACACCAACTAACTTTACCTATATTTTTTTCTAAAATAGGAATAGCATTTGGATTTAAAGATAATGTACTCCAATTAACTTTATCTAGATTTTTTTCTAATATAGGAATAGCATTTGGATTATAAGATAATTCAAACCAATGAACTTTGTCTAAATTTTTTTCTAATAGATGAATAGCATTCGGATTAGATGATAACATCCACCAACCTACTTTATCTA